ATCCGACAGACCATTCACCGATCCAAAAGCAATCCTCAAGTGGGTTAAATGGCCCAAAGGCACACCAACTGGTGATGCTTTACGCGAATGGTTGACGTCGTTTGAGCAGAAACCTCAAGCACCCGCGCCAGAACTTGATATGGCAAAAATCAAGGCTGAAGGCTTCGGACCTGAAGCTCATGACGACGATCCAACCGCCAACACCAAGATGGTGACCTGATCCTTCCTGTGCTATAAAAGGCATACCTCTCCTACAGCTTCCACGGCTCTCCTAACTCCTCCACTGCAAAGTGCTCGATTAGGCCAGTTGTGCTCCCTGTAGGCCAGGTTGCCAGTTTTGAACGCCCCTTAGCTGTGATGCAGGCTGAGTGTGGTCAACAATTCTGGTCAGCATCTGTCAGTTTTGAACCCCCGTCAGCTGTGATGCAGGCTGGTCGTGGTCAAAGCAACTCTGACAAGCATCATCGGAGTCGGATCAGTGGGTCAGCGTACTCCCCGGGTCCCTTGAGAACCCCGTCCTAGGCGGGGTTTTCTTGTGTCAAGGCAGTGGAATCGCAGGGCCTGTCTCCGTTGGCAGCTTTGGCATCTCAGGCATTTCTGGGACGGGCACTTGCTTCAAAATCGTTTCCGTCAGCTCCAGCTGCATCTCACTCAGATAAAGCTTCATCATTGACGGGATGCGTGTGTAAGCCATCACGCCCATGACCGCAATCGTTCCAGACATCACGAAGCCAAGAACGCCAAGCAGGTTGTAGACCTTTTGCATAATCGTTTGGGTAAACAAAAAGCCCCCGCGCTCTGCACAAGTACGGGGGCTCCCTGCTGTCTGTGTGAGGAGACAGTTAGGTTCTAGCAGCGATCAGAAACGAGCGCCAATTTTCACGTTGCCGGTGGTTTCGGTGTCACCAGTGGCGAATGAAAGCTCACCATAAAGAGGACCACCGCTGATGCCAGCTTTGCCTGAGAATTCAATCTCAGAATCCCCGGTGTCAGGCGTCACAAGGCTAGGGCCAATCTGTGCATAAGCACCATTCGAGAACTCGTAACCAACGTGCAGGTCGGTGACAGCACCACCCACGCCGGTCTCAGTGCCAACGCCGATGTTGATCTCTGGATTAACGAACCAATCTGCGCGGGCAGAGAGGGGAGCCAAGGCAAGTGCGCCAGCGGCTACACCAAAAACAAGACGCTTGATCATTTGGAAGAGAATTAGCGTTTTCCCTGGCCACGATACTTCTTCCGTCCATGGGACGGTTTTGAATGTGATCCATCCCCTTGACGTGTCTTTTTTGGCTTGCTAGGGACAAAATTTTGTCCGCTAAGTGACTTAGCCATCAGTAACCGTCAGTTGACTCCAAGTTTTGATACTTAAGAGCCAAGCCAGTGAAAAGACCGTGCATCGGGTGCGAGATCATGTCGCGACCATCAAGGAAGAACAGTTCCTCCATCCACAGCGTTCTAGCCGCCATAGCCTGTACGTCTTCCGCACCAGGCTTAGCGGCGATCATTGGATCTGGACGCTGCATCACCAGGGAACTCCAGAACCTGAGATAGGAGTACGCTGCACATCGATTTGTGCTTGAAGCGCAGCCTCAATTTCAGCAACCTTCTCCGCACCACCAAGCTTGGCTTGCACAGCAGCAACTGCCCAAGATTCAGTCAGGTCTGCATAAGGCGTCAGATCTGCGTCATCTTCAGGCTGATCAAGGCCAACGCTGCCATACGCACCAGAGGAATAGGTGCCATCAGAAGCTGAAACGGTGTAATGCACGGTTTGCACAGCACCGTTGCTCAGCTGACGATCCATGGTGCCAACGGCCCAGGTGAACGTAGTGGTGGGTGTAGACATTCGGAAAGTCCTTGCAGGTGAAGTTTACCTATTGCGCCTCAAGGGCGGCAACTTTGGTTTCCAGAGTTTCGATACGATCCATTGCCTCTTGAAGTGCTTTTACGGCTTTCATGTAGAGCACAGAGTAATTAACCGACTTAGTAACAGTACCGAGGTCGTTGCCATCTGCGTCCTGATCCCTATCGTCACTTACAAGGCCAGGAGAAACTAATTCAGCCTCTTGAGCAATCAGACCAATTTGGGTATGGGTGCTATGACCTGCGTCAGCCTTAAAATTATATTTGCGGACTCTGAAAGCCTTTAGATCATCCCACTGCGAGCCAGCGTCAACAATGTTTTCTTTGAGCTTAATGTCAGACAAAGAGCCATAAGAATTATTGCTGTTCTTTACGTTTCCGCTATCTTCGACTCTAAACCTTTGAGCGCCACCGCCAAGGTTGTAGTAAGTAATTGCCTTAAAAGTGCCATTAGTAGTGTTTCTATCGGCCTTAATCATCAGCACATCGTTTGCATACGATCCGCTGGTTGCACGAACTGCTAACGTATTTGCGTTGCCAGTCTGTTTGATTTCAACTTTTGCGCCGTCATAGCTGCTTGTCGATCCAATAAATAACCTTTGATCCTTTGTTATCCTCATCGCCTCGGTCGGGCTGCTTGCACTTGTAGCGGTGGTGTAAAACATCAATCTTGTTGGAGCGCCACCAGAATGAAGTCCGTCTGCTACTGCTTCGATTCTTGCGCCTTCTGCGACTGAACTTGGCTTAGTAAAAAAACCAATACGGCCAATAGTAGAGCCCTCACCAAGTGCAAAATCTCTTCCAACTACAATTTCACCGCCACTTGAATTAACCGCCTGAATTAGAGCATTTGAATCAGTGTCAAACGCAGTATTTACCCCTACCAACAACCGCCCAGAGCTGTCGATACGTGCTCGTTCAGATCCGTTAGTTTCAAAAAGAAGATTTGCTGCACCAGTCTGACTCAACTTCAAACCGCTTGCGCTATGAGAAATAGCAGCTCGATTTGCACCTGTTGCTGTGAGACGAACCTCAGGACTTGAAGCTTTAATGTCTACAGTTGCGTTAATACTTGTAGTTCCAATGCCAATCCGCCCAGAGCTGTCGATCCGCATCCGCTCGCTAGCGTTGGTATGAAAAATTAGAGGTACTGATGCGTTTACGTAAAAATTAACGCCAGTATCACTGTGCCATTGTTGATAATTATTGCCGCTAGGGGCTTCAAGATGAATTTGGCCTCCAGAACTGCTGCCATCACCAATCGTTAAAGTTCTATAACCAGAAGAGTTAATGGGGCTGCTAGTCCCAATACCAACATTTCCCGAGCTATCAATACGCATCCGCTCAGTGCCTTCAGTGTCGAACGTGATGTGACCATCGCTGCCAGTATCAACACACTCAACGCTGGTGTTACCTTCGCTAATTGAATCAGTCGATCCACCTGCAGCATCTTGCCAGGTTGGAGAGTCGTTACCGTTGCTGGTTAGAACCTGACCGCTGGTGCCGTAGTTCGATGCGCCCTCAATCGCCCACGCTCCAGTTGATGTAATGCGAAGTCGCTCAATCGCACTGCTTGAACCGTCTTCTGTGGTGCTGAAAACAAGCCTTCCTGGCATGTCGTTAGACCCAGGGGTGCCGTCAACTTGTGCAGAGATTTGAGCGGCTTCACTATTTAAGTCAGAACCATCCGCTCCATAAAAAGCAATCGCGCCCAATTTATCGCCGCTTTGAACAACAGTGGCGCTGTTTAGTGTCCCTCTTGACTTGCCAAAAACAAGAGATTGAGCGAAAGCATTGTCTGAATCACGGCGTAAACTGATGCTACCAGTAAAGCTCGTGTCAGCTATTTGTAGCTTTGCATTGAAACCACCTGGCGCGGTATTATTAGACGTCCCAACCAACAACCTTCCAGAGCTGTCGATACGCAGTTTTTCACTACCGTTAATACCAAACAACATTGGGCTGTTGGTTGTGTTATTAACGAAGGAATATCCATCACCAGCGCGGATTTCAATATTAGAGGCAGTTCCTCCACCGCCACCTGCGTATTCTGCTCGCAAAATGCCAACAGCAGTTCCAGATGTATCATTTGTGCGTGCGCGTATTGTTTGGCTACCGGTGCCTTGGCAATCTAAAAGAACGTCAGGACTTGTCGTTCCAATGCCAACTTTGCCGTCCCTGGCAATCACCATCCGTTGTGCTAAGCCGCCTGCAGACGCAAGGTTTGTGTAAAACCGCAGTTCTCCAGCATTATTCGATCCTGTATTATCAGCCTCAATTTTTCCAAAAGTGTAATTAGTGCCATTAGGACCTGCTCCGTCAAATTGAAGTATTGGCCCATCCGATGTTGAAGTAGAACGCAATCTAGCGTCACCAGTTACATCTAGTTCTACAGTTGGCGACGATGTTCCAATGCCAACATTGCCTCCAGAGAAATGACTGACTCCGTTAGCCCTTAATTGGATATCTGCTGAGCCGCCAGAAAACATATCAAGGCGAGCATCTGTGGTAGTGCCGTCATGGAAAAGACGAGCAATATCAGTACCATCAGTCTTTTCAAGCAAGATGCCATCGTCTGAATCATCAGAACGAATGTTCAAGATTGTTCCAGGTGACGAGGTGCCAATGCCAACATTCCCCGAGCTGTCGATTCTGAGGCGCTCAGTCGGGTTAGGAGCACCTGCGTTCGTCCAGAAAGTTAAATAACCGGGATAATTACTACTGCCTCCAGCAGAGGCGCTGTACCCCCGAATAAAGGCACGATCTCCGCCGTCGGTATCATTGAAAATAATTGTTCCCAGAGATGTATTAGATCCTGTCGTTGCCCCTGTTCCTAGTGTAATTCTACCGTCACTAGAGGCCCCAGAGGTATTCCCTTTTACTTGAAATAGGCTGTAAAAAGAATTTCGGGAAACTGTGCCAAACTCACTACTTGTCCCAACCAACAAGCGACCAGAGTTATCGATCCGCATCCGCTCCCCGGGAGTTCCAGCATTTGCCGTCCAAAGCTGCAAACCACCATTCGTTCCACTTCCCAAGCGAACGCCTTTGATTTGAGCTGCAATAGCAGCTGCATCACCTTCCGTACCAGAAGATGCTTCAAACGTTAAAGAAGCCGTTGAGTTAGTTGATCCGCTTGAATTTCGCAGCGTTAATGCACGAAATTCACCAGAGCTAGAGCCAGCTACTGATAATTTATCGCTAGCCGACGTTGTTCCAATACCAACATTGCCTGAACTGTCGATCCGAACGTGATCGTTGAAGTTCATCGGCTGGTTGAACGTCCAACAACCAGTGCTGTTGATCCACTTCAGAGTTTTGTCTGAAGCGCCTTTTAACGTGAGGCCACCCCCGTCGGCAGTGGTGTTGCTAGGTGATGCAACGCTACCCAGCTCAATGTTCTTGTCGTCAATCGTGACGGTCGTTGACTGAACGGTTGTGGTGGCACCATCCACTTGGAGGTCACCAGAAATCGTGACGTTGCCGCTGCCGTCAACCGTGACGCGCTGCGTTCCACCAGTGCTAATCCCGACCGTATCCGTACCAGCGAGGTAAACACCGTTTGCTGCATCAGAGCTAAATGCCAACGCTGGTGCGGCTGCCGTTCCATCAGGCAACGTGCGGAACAGGTCAGTAGCCGTAATTTTCTTGGTTTCGTCTGCGCTTACGTCAACGACAGGCACCACATCGGTCGCCGCCAGGGAACTGGCAGCGTTCAGCTCAGTGATCTTCTTATTTGCCATGACGCTTACGTTTTGATGACGTACATCATTGCAATGTTACGGGGTCTGGCCTCGCTGCCACCCTGGTTAGCAACGCTGACTGACGTGGAAACAGAGATGCCGGTTGTTGCGGTTTCAGTCGGCTCGAACCCGCTGAAGCCCACGCCAGATTCTTCAATCACACCATCGCCGCTGTCGCTGTTTGAATAGGCGACATTGTGGAAGTGACCAGGGTCAGTGACACTCGACGTTGCCGTTGCTGAGTGATTGTGTTGTGCGTTTTGGTCTGACTGTGAGCTGCCGAAATTACGGCCACTATCGACACTGCCGTTGTCAGCCCAACCACGAACAAACTCGCCACGGAGGTCAGGCACGTTGAACGTGCTGCTTCCATCTCCTGCACCGAACGCCGTTCCAATCTCAGCGAACAGATCGGCGTAAGTCGTCCGGCTAACGGCAGAGCCGTTGCATTTCAGGTAACCACTCGGCGCAGTGGTGCTAGCCATCAGGTGGACCGATCCAGTCGGCACAGCCTGCGGCAAAGCAGCAAAGCTCAAATTGCCACTGCCGTCTGACTGCAACACGTCATTCGCGTTGCCGTCACTGCTAGGTAACGTCAGCGTGATGTCGCTTGCTGCGTTGTCTGGAGCGCGAAGCGCAACAAAGTTGCTGTTGCTGGTATCCCTGAACCTCAGTGCCTTGCGGTCACGGATCGTGATGCCGTTGCTGTCAAAGTGAGCGCGACGCGTTCCACCTGTCGCAATATCAAGCGTGTCAGCTGCGCTGAAGTAGATCCCTGTGTTGGTGTCGTCAGATCGCCTGATCGGCAAGCTGCTAACCGTTCCAGCAGGCACGCCGACGTTGCCTGTAAACGTAGGACTGGCTTTTAGTGCAAGACCAAGGTTGGTCTCAGACAGCGTGCCAACGGTGATAAATGCAGAGTCCGCCGCATTGCGGATCTTCAGCGCATCATTGGTGGTATCAGCGAACCACATGAACGCTGTGGTAACTGAAGGATCAGACGATCCAGAGTTATTGCTAAACAGCGCGTCGAAGTTGTTGTTTAGGTCGGCACGGACCGAACTACCGCTGGCGTTTTGAATCTGCTGGTCAGCTTGTGCCATTAGCCTCGTCCGTAACCGACAGCATTCCAGCGGACCGTTGAAGCGATCCGGGCGTTGCTTGAATTGTAGACGGAGATGTCAAAGCTGGAACCGCTGCTGTCGTTTGAGATGACGTAGTAATCCGTGGTGTTAGACGCAGCAAAGATGATGCCAATCGACGGTTTGACGTAGAACCTGTTGCCCGTTCCAAAATTCACGGTCGTATCACCGCTAGTGCTAGTCGTTACTTCGCCAGACAACGACCGGAAAGGCATCAACGCTTTAACGCGCAGCTGGTCTACTGAAATTTGGGCGGTGTCGTCGTTTGTCTCAAACTCAGCCTTCAACTCAAACGCACGGCACTTGATTTCTGCATTATTGAAGTGACGCCAAGAGGTATAGGTAGGTGACCCGCTTGGATCGTCCTCCGTTGTTCGCACGTACAACTTGACATCACAAGTCGTTGGCGTTGTGCCGTCAAAATCTACGATCGAGTCAAAGTCTGGAACATCGTCAAGCAGGTCGGTTGCTGGGAAGTAAGACCGGGCTCTCAGAGTGCTTTCAAGTCGCAGACTGCCGACATGAGTCAACGTAAATGGATTGCCGTTGAACACATACTCTCCAGTCGTGTGCAGCACAGAACCGTTTGCTGCCATCTCCAGTTCTTGATCAACGCTGTCCACGCTGAGGTTGGTTTTCGTTCCAGGGAATGTTGGATCCTCTGTTGCCGACAACGCTGACACTTCCTCAGTGCTCTCAAGCTCTGGCTTGGTGTACTCGATCAGCGCAAAGTTCTGACTCTCGCGACCGCCAGAGTCGATGAACTTCATTGAGTACGTTCCAGACTTCAGATCTGCGTAGGCTTCCGTTGCAGCACCTGCGATCTCTTCAGAGATGCTGGTTGAGTTGCTCCAAGTAACGTTTGAGGTGTTGGGTGAGTGACGCAGCCTGACGTGACCGCCGTTCCGCACGTCAAGGTCAAGAGACTGCCGCCAAGTCAACTTGGCCTGCCCGTTAACCGGGATCATGTCGAAGTCGATATAGTTGGCGTCGTTTTCATCTGTGATCAGTTGCGGTGGAGCAGTTTTGCCCTCAATCGTGAACGTATTACTCGTAATAACGCTGCCGCGATTCAAGTAGTTTCTAGCCTGCACCTGCACCTGCAGATTGCCAGCTCGAATGTCACGGATGGTGATCGACGGTGATGCCGTGGTCAGCGTCTCAAAGTTGTCATCGTCAATGCGGAACTGGACGCGGAACTCACTGATATTGACGCGATCGTGCTGCCAGCTGACTGACGCACCAACAAACACACCCTGGCCTGTTTCGTAGAGGAACTCCTCTACCGAGATTGAATCAACAGGGTTGGGTACTGCTGAGAGGTTGGTGATGTCTCGATTGGTCAGCTCATTGTCAGACTCAACCGCGTCGTAGATCGTGCCGTTGTAAGCAGCTGCGCTAACCCCATAAACCCCATCCTCTGACTCAGCAACAGAAAGAACTCTGAACTGCTGTGATTCGATGTCAGATGTCTGCACCAAAAACACCGAGCCAGCCGTCGGCGTTTGGCTAAACGCAGATGTCACGTCAATCGTTGCCGTTCCATTGGCTTGTGGCTGAATACCGCCTGCTGGAATGCTGCGTGTTTCAGCAATGCCGCTGGGCAACATGACTGACACCTTTGGATCGTTATCGCTGGTTGCGACGCTGACTGACAGGTTGGTGCTGCTGTCAACAGTCAGCTGCGTTGTCGTAGCAGAACGCACGCGACCGCTACGCCGCACACCAGCTCTAACAGGATCAGCAATGTCTACAACCTGCCCAGGGCGAAGAATGATCCCGCTCTCAATGCCAACCGCGAACTGACAGGTTTCAGTCAGGTTCTGCTCTGAAAGCAGGGTCCACTTACCAATTCTGTGCGCCTGACCCTGGCTGTAACAACCAACAGCTTTGATGTCCTTGTTGATGATGCCGTACTTGGCGACAGCATCGTGGTCCTCAACATATTCAAACTCTGTGTCTCCCTGGGTGTCGTAGTTCTGGTAGGCAACCGTCGCAACGGTATGACGAGCTTTCTGGGACGTTCCAGTGTATGTAAACAGCCCGTCGATTACATTTGACGGCCCGAGTGCATAACTTGAGTCGGTTGGTTTGTCTTGATTGAGAACTAAAGAGCCTGCGCCGTAATAAGCGATGCCCCTGAATATAGCTGTCATCTCTTGGATGACGTTGTAAACCTCAGCGCGACTGTTAATCAGCATGTTGAGGCTGAAACGCGGCTCCTGACCGCCTTTGCCGTCATCAACAAGAGCGTTGCAATACTGGCTAACAGAGAAAAAGTCATATTTGTCGAGCGTGTTTTCTGGGACACCTGCTCCATATCGGGTCGAAATTAACAGGTCGTATAAACACCACGCTGGATCGTTTGTCCATGTTGCAGCCTGGAACGTTCCATCCCAAATGCCGGAATACGTGATCCGCCCCAGATGCGTGGTGGTGTCTACTGTTGCGTTGCTTGGAATCTTGACTTTGATTCCACGAATCAGATACTTACGACTTGGGATGCTGCTGAACTCACGCGAGTCAAAACGAAGCGCAACAAGCGCAGAGTTTGGGTAGCTAAACTTTTCGTCGATAATCTCGGTAAAACTTTGAAAAATCGTGGTACTGGCTAGTTTTTGGCTGGTTTCGTCTGCGCTGACACGCACCATGCGGACTTGAACGTTGGTGCTGCTGCTCAACGTAATCATGTAGTCACGCTGGTAACGATTGCTGCTTTTGCCGCTAATCGTGTCCGTAACTACGTCGTTAAAACCACCGCCGTCATATTGAATTTGAATCTTGATGTCAACGGTATGGCCAACAATGTCGCCGTCATCCTCTACCTTTTGAAGACTAGGAATAGTTAGCGTTACGCGAAGGCGATCAACGTCTGTTCCTAAAACATTTCGAGTAACAGAGGTGCTGTTGGTTACCTCAATGTTGACCGCTCTTTCGACTTGCGTTGATCCAAAATCATCAGGGATGTGGTTCTGCGCCTGAGTGCCATTTCGCGTTATAACAGTAAAGCCAGAAAAGTTATTGCTGCCGTCTGCGTTTTGAACGGGCGTGTTGTCTAAGAAAATACTTTTGTTGCCGTCGTCTAGTCCTTGAATCTCGCCTTCACTAACTAGATCCAGCACGTTGGCAAACTGGATCGACTGCAAAGTGTCATCTGCCTCAGTTGGCGTGTGCGCTCCACCGCCCCCTTTACCACCGCCACCAGCGCCTTGGACGTATTTAGTCTGTGTCATACCTGTTTTTGATCAACGTCAAGACCGCTGGATAGCACTGCTGAACCAACGAATAACCGTCCATAGGCTATTGGCACAGGCAAACCCTGCTTGGAGGTATTGACTATGTTGTTAAAAACAAAGGATTCAAGCTTTGCTGCTTCGCGTCCACGTTCTAATCCGAAGTCCGGTTGCGGCGAAATAGCTTGGGAAATCCCTTGTATAAGCAATGCACCGCCAAGCAATCCTACTTTTGTAACCAATGCTCCGCCCAGCCCAAGGCCAAGACCCGGAATAAAAACTGATGCAGCTATTATCCCAAGCCCTGCAAAAATTTGTCCGGCACCACGACCCGCACCAGCGATGACAGGTGTAATGCTAAAAACCTCACGATCGCTAAAAGGCATGAACAAGGGAGCCATGTCTTGTTCAGTCACTTTTTCTTTGCTTATTGATACGCGATAACCAACGCCGTCTTGCTCACTATCAATTAACCACTTCTCTAGTCCTGGGAAATTGACGCACAGCGCCTTGATGGCTTGCGCTGGCGTGGTCACATCAAACTCAAACCGGCATTGACCAAGCCGTTTACGCAGAGCGCCGTAGACCTTAACGACTTTCATGCCTCAAGGCGCAGGCGGTGCTTTTGCCATAGTAGCCACCGTAGAGATCACGACTAGACAGCCTGCCTTGGACGTGATGTAACACCTGCTGGTCACCCATGTAAATCGCTGCGTGATTTGGGACAGGCGACACAAGATTCATCAAGATCAAGTCTCCGCGCTGCACCTCCTCTACTGGGATCTTGCGAAATCCCTCCTTGCTGAAGTTGTCCAAATACAGGTTCTGACCGTGGTCCCACCACTGATCCCGTCGGTCATAGTCGCGTAGCTCAATGCCGTACTCCCTCGCGTACCAATCGCGGACGAGGGTGTAGCAGTCCACAACGCCGTGAACAAACTCCCGCCCCACATACGGCAGCTCAAAACCCTCAGGCTCGCAGTAGCCCCATGCCCCAGTGTTTGGATTGACGATGAACCAAGGCAGCTCTGACTTTTCGCAAGCCACACGATCAGCTGTTGATGGCTCAGGCTTCGTGATCGGATGGCTATGCACAATCGCCACCACTTCGCCTTGGTCCTCTACTTCGTTCCAACCGCTAAGAACAAAGTGCTCATCAGGTGTTTGAGCAATGTTCTGGCACGGAAAATACTTGCGCCGTCCTTTGACAACAGCAACCAAACCACAGCATTCGCGAGGCGCTTCAGTTTTGGCGTGCTCCAGAATTTCAGCCTTCATGGCTGCTGACAGCCGCATCACTTGGTAAGACCTGCACCGGGGAATGACCCAAACGGAAGCTCAGCGTTATCGCCAAAACGGCACTTGCAGCTAGCAATACGCTTCCCGCACACGTCCTCAGCATCAGTTGTCACGCCTTCGTTGTTCACATCAAAACGTCTAAAGTTCACGCCATCAATGTCTTTGCCTGGGCCGGTAGACGGGTTGTAGCCGCACTCCGTTGATTTGTAGATCCACTGGCAAACGTTGGCGATGACCTGACGCTTGGGCAACTTTTGTCCGGCCAGATCAAACTTGCTAGCTAGCTCGAAGGTCACCGTGTCGCGTGACTCGCTTGCCTTGCGGTCGATAAACCAACGCTCTTGCGGGAACTGAGCGTTTGGATCAGGCACGCCGCTGGGATTACCAACCGTCTCAACGTTGAACTCGTCTCCAGCTTGCGTAATCAACGTGTCGCCGTCTTGTGCAATAGCAACGTTCTCAAAACGGAAGTTGATGTCGTCAAGATATTTCTTGAGTGTGCGAATGCGCCGAACCTCCGCTCCACCAAGGTCATTGCCTGCTGTTGTGGCATTGACCAACGCGAGTAGCACAGTCATGGTGCTGTCGAGATTGCTGACCGTTAGCGTTGGTCGGGGCAACGTTCCAGTGCTTGTGTACTCAAACCCCTCCGCCTTGACCGGCAATCGTGTGTACTCGTTGCCGTTGAAAACTACGTTGACATCTTGATTACGGTCGTTTCGACTCATGCCAGCGTGCCAGCGGTAAACGTCTGAACTGCCATGCAGGCTGCTGTCCAGACGCAGCTCAAACAGCTCAATAACCGCACTAGGCGCAAGTTTCAGCAGCTCGTCGTAAACACTGCTAATCGCAGTCCAAACACACGTTCCATCCGTAACCGTGCTGGCTATATCAGTCGGCCATGTTGGTTCTGAACTGGCTGACGTACCAGCTGTGGTGCAGCGAAACCACAGGCCAGTTCCATATGAAACCGATGGACGACGAACGTCTCCAACAGAAAACGCGGTACTAGCGGTCCAAACTGCTGTCGCCATTACGGTTCAAAGACTTCGCGGAATGTTGCTTGAATTGTGGCGCGGTTCAAGTAAGGAATCGACTTGCTCCACGTCTCACAAACAAACTTCGAGCTTGAAGCCTCTCCTGGTGGTGTGAAGTCGAATGGAGCGTTGTCGTCTGCACGAGCGTCTAGGAACGTTTCAATGGTGTCGGAATCTGCCTCTGACACCTCAAACGTCAGGTTGTACAGCTTTGGGTTTTGGTTTAAACCAAAAGTTAATCGAGCCTCGTAGCCATCAGAAAACTGCACCTTGCGAACACTTGGCCCGCTGCTCTTTTGCAGCCCGTAGGTTGGGGTGATTGACGGGAAGGTAGCCATTAGCTTGCAAGGAGACCGCCGGGACGTTTTTGCTTGATTAGCTCAGCCTGCACTGCAGCGCCGATTGCATTGCCAAGCTGCGAAGCCTGATCAGCGTTGCCTTCAACAGACGAGCCAGTAGCATCCACGTTTACGGTCACGTTAGCTCCGCCCATTGCATGGTTCGGAGTAATGCCCCCAGAGACCCCAGGCGTGAAAACCTCCGGGCCTCTTTCCCCAACGATGTAAGACCTACCAGCTTTAACAGGCCCGCCGTTAGCTCTAAAGATGTCAGCAACTGCGCCAAAAATGCCGCTGCCACTGTTTTTTTCTGAGCCACCGATGCTTCCAAGGGCAAAGGTCATTAGTTGGCGACTGATCGCGCTCAGAACGCTTCCTAAAGCTTCGGATGCGCTCTTGGCCTGCAGCAACGAATCAACGATTGCAGTTTCTATTGTTCGGCCGATTTCCGTATAAAGCTGCTCTAGCTTTTCAGCTTCAGTAACTTGATCTCTTAAAGCAAAAACTTTTGCGACCTGATCCTCAACATCTTTTTTATTTAGGCCCTCAACTCTGCCCATGATGTCTGCAACCATTTGCTTTTGAAGTATCTCCTCTTCATTGCCAGCCAGTTTGGCTTTCAAAAGTTCAGCCTCTTGCTGCAAAGGCAGCAACGCATCCTCTTGGGCTTCCTTCAAGTCAAAAACAGCTTTCAAGTCTTTTGCAAGAGCCTCGCCAATAAGGCTTCCCCTTTCCGCGTCAAAAGCCTTATCGGTAGCGTCAATAATGTCTTGACGTTGTTCTTTGCTGATATTTTCTAGTTTATTTATCTTGGCAAGAGCATCAGCTCGTCTAAAATCGCTTTGCAGCAATTTTTTGCCAAGATCAGATTCTTCCTTAAGAAGCTCAAACTTACGTTCGGCGCTTTGAAGCATATCTGCGGCCTTGTCGGCATCTTTGCCTGGAGGATCAAGCACTGTTGCTCCCTTTCTTCTTGCGGCTAGAAGATCCATCAATTTTAAAGACAGCTCTGCAAACTCTTTGTCAAGGTCTTTCAAGTCTTGCTTGAGTTGAGTGATTTGACCAAACCTTACGTCTTCGCCAAACTTGCTTATTGATGCAGCTTGATTTTCTAGTTTTGCAATAGTGTTTTCAATTAACGTTCTTGTCTCAATCCTCTTAGCAATAGCAGCCTTCAAGGTTTCTTCTGAGCCAAAGCTGACAAGTTCATTGAACTCTCTTTGCTTTCTATTTGCTTCAATCAACTTGTTGACAAAGAACCCCAAAGCCAGAGTGGCAGCAGTAAAAGGCAAAGCCGCCATTGCTATCTTCAAGGCTCCCGCCGCAGCCGCAGAAAAATAAATCTTTGCTCCAAAAACTTGGAACAAAGCCGCTTGTTGCGCCAAAAACGCTCCTAATTTGGTTGCCGCAAGAAAACCAACAAGCTTCGTTAGCGTGAGAACAGCTGTGCCTGCAAGAGCAGTGCTGACGATAAAGCCTTGGATGCCTGGGTCCAATTCATTAAATGACTTCAACAAATCTGTCGCGCCTTGCACCAAAGGAAGAATGGCTGGCAGCACGTTTTCTGTCAAAACTTTGGCTAACTCGACCCCTTGATTCCGCAGATTTTTGAACTGCTGAGCCGGCCCTTTCATTGCCTCTTCAAGTTTTTCAGCCCCGTCAGTCTCAACCCTCTTCAAGGCTGCAAGAACAATTTGACTTGTAATCTTGCCCTCTTCACCTAATTTTTTGAGAGAACCGGTCGTCGTGTTCATCTCTAGAGCAATCGCTGTTGCGATCAACGGTGCCTGCTCAAGAATTGAATTGAGTTCCTGTCCTCTAAGAACACCACTGCCTAAAGCTTGAGTCAGTTGCAAGAATGCACCAGCAGACTCGGAGGCTGTAGCACCAGCTAGTTTTGCTGCGATATTGAAGCCGCTGAAAGTCGATTCAATATCATCGAGACCCAAGCCCATTGGCTTCAGCCTTGCAAGCAAACGCGCAACTCCCTCGTTTGCCTCAGTTGAACTCAATCCAAAACGACTTGCTGCACGAGAAGCCAGTGCAAGCGCCTCAGCAGAGTCACCTGTGCTCATTGTGAGCAGTTTTATCCTCCGCTCACTTTCAATCGCATCGACCCCAGTCTGGAGGATTCCAGAAGCTGAAACTGCGCCACCCAAGGCAACAAAAGCGTTTCTGAGACCCCGAACAGTTTTATTTACTCCAGAGACTTCAGTTCCTAAATTTCTGTACGCCGAACTTGCGCTTGAAGCGGACGAAGTTGCTGCCTTTCCAGTCCTTGTAAAAGAACCTTGAGTTGCGTCAACCCTTTGTTTTAACTTATCAGTGCTTTGAGTCAGGGCACGCAATGCCCGCTGTGGTTGCTGTGCCTTGACCAGCAGCTCGACTGTAGAAGAGACAGTTGCCACACTCAGCCAGCCAATAGATCAATACTACCGCCGTCTGTGCTTGGCGCGATCCATTGCTTTCTCCTCTTCCTCACGCTTGATCTCGTAATACGCAGCAAAGTGCACAAGCTCCGCATCGGTCAACTCCGTGCGAAGCCTGCTCACAGTCATTCCCAACTCGCAGGCCAGGTGAAACTCAAACAGAGTCCACTTGTCCTGCTTTAGTCGTTTTTTGCCTCTTCCATGTCGGTGTCTTCACCGATGCCAAACAAGAACAGCTCAAGCTCGTTCAGCACCGTCTCTGGCAAACCGCGTTGCAGTTTCGCTACATCAGCGCCAGCAAACGGTTTAGTCCCGTCTTCCAGCTCAGCCATCTCACACAGCATTTGCGTGCTGATGTCTAGCGCCTCGTCCGTACCAGCGAGTTGCTGTGCTTTCTTGCGATTGGCACGGGTGATGGGCTTGAAATAAAGATCCCGCGTTGCTCCTGACGGAAGCGTCAAAACAAACTTGCGGCGCTGGTTAAGGTCAAACGCCTCAACCAGCTCATCCACAAATCGCTTAGAAGCAGGCATTTAATAGTTTGAACAATACGTTCAAACTATAGCCTTATCACTCAAGGTTGCCGGTGATAGCACCGCTGGTGATGAAGTTACAGGTCACAATGTCAATCTCGCCAACAGTAGAAGTGATTTCCATGTCGGTGATAATTCCGGCAAAACTCACAGAGTCGGTGCCAGAACTGGTGCCAGTCGTGAACAGTTCAAACGTGGCGTCTGCAGGATCTGCAGTCGTCAGAACGTCTTCAAGAAAAGCAGCTTGGCCGGTGGCGTCAGGGTCATAGACCAACTCGACGGTTCCAGATCCGCTGATCATGCTGCCAACGAAACTGCGGAAGGTGTCTCCGTGCTTGGAAACATCCAGAGTTTCTTTGGTGGTTGAAAGGCTCCAGCTGCGAGTGCCAACGATTGTGGCGTTGCTTGAGCCAGCGGCGTCAAATTGGACTGCGCCTTGTTCTCCGCGAAGGACGGCCATGGTCAGAGTTCCTCGATGGATTCAAAGGTCACACGGACCTGAGTTTGAAAGTAGCCCTCGGGAGCTGGTGAAGCCAGTACCTCTGGACCGATTGAAGCGTCGAAGAAAACCCCCGACACGATGACCCTATTGTAAAGGTCTCGAACGCGCTTTCCAATCACATAATTTGCTCCCGGTCCTGTGCCTTTGGGCGTGAATATGTTGATCACGATTTGACCCAGGATTCTGTTGTAGCCACTGCTGGTCAAGCCATGGCCCAAGTATTCATTAGTACCGAAAGAGGTCAGACACTGAACCCACGAAGACCCTGGGGTGGGCTCATAAGCCATGTTGTGAAAGACCACGGGAAGAACAGGGCTGCCAGCCATCTCCGTCGCTAGACGCCCTTCAATCGTTGATCTGATGGTGTTGAGATCTGCCGCAGCCATCAGACTCCCCCTGTTATGCGCCTCAGAATTCTAGAAAGGCGCGTTTCAATGATCTCGTCCAAGATTTTTTCTGGGTAACGCTTCACGACAGGTTGCGTGCCTGTGGTCTTCGGAGGGCTGCCTTTACCCGGCGCATACTTCCCTTTCCAAGACGGCGGCATGGACTCCCCAAACATCACAGCCGGGGCGTAGTCCTGCGTATTTGATCCGTTGGGATTGAGTTGTGAACTGACGTACACACGGCCCGTAAAACGATCAACAGACTCTTTACGCCATGAGTTAATCAACGTTCCAGTCACGACCGGCGTTCCAGGCCCCGGCGGACTTTCTGTTCTGAGCTTGACCAACAACTCATCAGTCAACGACAGAACCAGCTTTTCAATCTGACGCTCAAACAGGTCCCCGATTTGATCAACAGGGATGTTCCGGCTGATGCTGATCGGCTTTGGGGGACGCGCCATCGTTATGCCCTCAACACCAGCTCATAAGTGATGGCTGTGTTGTCGTGATCAATCGTCTGCACCTCGACGATTTGATGCACCACGCTGCTGATCACCACCCGATCTTTGGTCTCCGGTGCAGTGGCAAGCTCCTTGGCCGCGACAATCAATCGTTTATCACTGGCCTGCACCAGTTCATTCACCTCGCTCTGAGCGATGTTCTGCACCACACCTTTGATGTTGGTGTCGCTCTCCGTTTCAGCGACTGCACCAGTCGTCGTGTTGTAACTACCAGCCGTCACATACCGGATCGTCACGTCAGCGCCAAGCGCGTCGATGACGTTATCGGCAACCTTTTCAAGCGACTGTGCAAGTCCCATCAGAGGTTATAGGCAAGGCAAGCGCCGCTGGTCAAAGTGATGCTCGTGATAATGCCGCAGATGTAAGTGTCAGCCACGAAAGTCTCACCGGCCAAACTGTTGCCGGTTGCGTTCTTCACCGTGATCGCACTAATCACGGTGTCTTCCTTGAAGTACACCTTGCTGAACCTGCCCGTGTGTGCAGCAGTGTCAGAGATGAACTCGAAGCCGCCTGAAAGGTCTGCGTACATGGTCAGCTCCGTTTGATAGCGATGTTGCCTGGTCCGCTAATTCTAAGACCCGTCAAGTACCTTTCAAACATCGGCGGAACGTGGTCAGCACCAACAGCACCGGCCTTGTCAGGCGTCACATCAATGCTGCCAATCTTGACGTTCTTGTAATCGTTCAGGCCACTGAGGCTGATGCCATCAGTGTTGTTGTGCAGGTAAACAGCAAGCTCAATCTGCGCCCGCTTGATTTGATCCGGGATCTCGGTGTCGGTGAAGTAATCCTCAGAAATTCGGAAAGGAAAGCCAGTGGCGTACGTATTGACGTAGGTATCGGGCTTTCGCACGCCAGTACGCGGCCATTGCCTTGCTTGCGTATCAGTGGCGCGTGCGCCTAAAAATCTTTCACGATCCAACCGCTCAGCTGCTGCAGCCAGCGATCGGTTGCGGTTGTCATCAGTGCCGGTGCTCCACTTGCTGACATCCGTGCTGTTGATCATCGCCTCAACGTAGGCGTCAGCTTGGGCCAGGGTTATGTAGCTGTTGGCGTTTGCGCCGCCCGCTGTTGCGTCGATTGTTACTGCCATCGGGCGTCACAGTAGAAGTCTTTTTGGTCGGCTTTTCAG